AAATAAACAAAATACAAAATAACCAAATTACAAATAATACAATTAATAAAGACGAATCAAATACCATTAAAGAAATTCCTATACTTACTGAAAATGTGATGGTTAATAACAATAATACCAAACAAGCAAATTCTAACCATAAAGCCATATCTAAAGTATTAAATAGAAGTACAAATACAGACCATATCACCAATAAAAAATCATATTTGATTAGTACATCTACAATAAATAAAATATTATCTGGTAAAGTCCATGTTCCCCAGACCATACCAGCATATGCAGAAGGTGGGCCAGTTCCACAAAAACACGGTGGACAGTTAATTGTTGCTGGAGAAAAAGAAAATGAAACAGTTATTCCAGATTCAAAAATAGGAAAATCATCAACACAACCAGCAATCGTAGAAAAAACAAATAATGAAACTGCATCATCGGCAGCATCAACGTCTTTGGATAAAAATGCCGCATTAAAAATGAATGATAATGAAAAGTCGTCAGGAGATAGTGCAGGTGGTAATCCAACCGTAGTTAATGCAACCGCATCTTCATCACCAACACCTGCACCCGCACCCAGTATGGGTGGAAGTCCAAAAAGTGTTACCAATATGAGAGCACAAACAATGTATCCTAGATGGAGACAATCTATGGGATAAAGAGAAAGGGAGTCCCAAAGGACTCCCTTTTCAATAGAAGATATTTAATCAGTTACTCCTTCGCTAACTTTTCAAAATATGATAGAGCGTCTGTATCTTCTTGGGTAGAATCACCGAATGCTTCTTCTGCCGCATTTGCACCGTCATCTGTACTGTTACTAACAGTTTCAGCAGTTGTTGATGCATCTGATATAGTTTGACGAATGTCTGCACCGAGGACGGTATCTCGTTTTGTCTTCAATTCATCATATGATTTAAAATTCGCTGCATCGGTAAACTCAGTAAGTGCATATTGACTCTTCCAAAGTTCTTCCAACTTTGAATCATCTCCATCCAACAATGCACTTACCGAATCAAATTCACTCTTATCGTAATTAATAAAACCTGCAACTTTACGAACCTTTAATTTAAAGTTTGCACCATTCCAAAAATCAAATGGGTTGATTGCTTCTTCATCATCAAATTCTGGATTCATTGATTCGTTAATTTTATCAAAAATTCTTTTCCCAAACTTATAGAGAAAAACTTTTCCTTCGTTTTGAGGATTAGCAGGGTCAGCAACAACCATAATATTTGCAGTATAATGCAAACGACGCTTACGATTTCGTGCAATATCCTTATCCTTCTCAATTCCACTGTTCCAAAGTTCGCTGTTGCTTTCGCATACAGGACACTTTTGACCAAGTGTAGTAAGACAGTTTTCAATAAACCATCCACCCTTACCCTGGAAACCGTGTGAATAATACTTTGCCCATGGCAAGTCTTCACCTTCTGATGCAGGAAGGAATCTAATTACAGCATAACCGTTACTGGATTTGTCCAACTCTGGCTTCCAGAAACGGTCATCTTTGTATGATTCTTTCTTGTTTGTTTCTTCAATCTTCTTAGTCAATTCATCAATACTTGACTTAGAACGCTTTTTAAAATCTGCAAATGACATATTATGTCTCCTTTTTTTCTACTCACGGAACTACCGTGTTCTTACTCGATTGGGAACTACCCAACCACAACAGTTTATTTATAATGAATTATAACCTATATTCGGAAATATACAAGCATTAAATTGGTAATTTTGAAGTATTTTTTGGAAACATATTATATTCTCTTGCTTCTGTTTCCAGTTTCTCTATAATCGGCTTTGATAAGAATTTGGATGCTATGGTGGGTTCAATCTCGTATTCCTCACAAACAATTAAAACTGCATCTATATAGCCAATTGTATCGTGTATTACCAAAGTTTCTACTCGTTTAATAAATTCGTTCTGAACATTTTCGCTAAATAACATATGAGTCCTTTCTTTCGTGGCCGGATGAGAGATTTGTTATATATAGTATAACATAACATAAATCAAAATCAACTGTTAAAATTGATTCCTTGGAGATTTTTTAAACATGGCAGACACAACTAATAACATAGAAATCATATCTGGAGGAGATACCGCCTCGATAGCCACTGATTATTCAAATTCTGGGTCGGGATTAACTGCAACACACCTACCTCTCAATAAGGTTGTCTGGGGTGAAGATGGAACAGGAAACAGAACTTCACTCACTAATCCACTTCCAATTCAGATTGGTGGACAAACTGGACCAGTAGAAATTACTGGTTGGATTAAAGGTGCAACTACTGCAACTGGTGGACAAGATGGATTCCGTATTCAAAACCTTAATTACGGTGTCGGTAGTGCATCAATAAGTTATCTTGCAATTGCAGGTAATACACTTGGTTCTGGAAATACAGGATACTGGATAGGTGTAACAGGATATGTACAAGGTCTTGCAGATGGTACTCCACTTGCAATTACTGGTGATTCACACATTAGAGGTGCAATGGCAATTGATGCATACGGTATAGGTGGAACATTTGATGCACCTGCATACCAAAACTATGTAAGAGGTATATTGATTCAAGGAACATCAGCAGGAAATACTGCAACTGTTAATGGTGAAGTATACCCAGCAGGTGGATTCGGAGTTCCAATTGCAGTCACTGGTGGTCGAAGATTAGATTCAACAGTTGATAGCGTAACAGTATCAGGAACAGTAAGTACTACTGGTGGTTGGAAAGCGGCCGCTGCTACAGATTCTATATCAGTTTATGGACATGACCAAGGAACAAAAGTTTGGACAAGAATGTTTGCAGGGGATGGAACTACTATAGGTCATTCTGGTGATGCACTCAATGTAAACATTATGAATGCAGGAATGACATTCAGTGTTAATATAGGTGCAACACTCGATATGGGTGTAACCGCTGCTCAAGGGCCACTTAGAATTCAAGGACCAACTGGTTCTGCATATTCCAACTTTGACCCAATCACTGTTCGTGGTGAAGCAGCCGGTGCAATAGATGTTATATCAAATTCTGGTGTAAATGCTACAGTAACAGGAACAGTTACAATTGACGATACTGACATTAGACAATCTTTAGGTGGAGCAACTGCGTCATTAATTACCACACTACAAGATATTAGAACTGGAACAAATGAAATATCTAATATTCGTAGTGATTTTTCAACCAATAAAATTAAAGCAACAATTTCATCTATCTCTAAACCAGACAACATACTCGCTGGTAGTGTATCATGTCAATTCACTGCTACTGCACTACACAGCAATATGAAAGTAAGTAGTGGAATTACTGTAAAAAGTTCCCCAAATAATACTGCAAATGTTATGATTGGTAACAGGACTTTAACACAAAATCCCAACCAAGGATATTTATTAGAACCGGGTGAAAGTATTTACATAGAAATATCAAATTTAAGTGCCATATATCATATGATTGATATGGGTACACCAACAAACGATACAATCACACTTCATTATATTGGTAGTTAAATGGTGGTATAGATGTCATTATCATCAAATAGAAATAAAAGAAGTAAATTCAAAAGACAACAACCAGAATTAATGGTCCAAATAAATGAAGGATATATGGTTGGATTAGACTTTGTTTCTTCTATATCAGAATTATATGATAAAACAGAATCAATGTATAGTAATCCAAATGTAATTATACAGGGTAATACAGTTATATTGGACTATAGTGAATTATCTTCTATAGGAAGAACCAAATCAAATTCAAATATTATAGAAAGTGACATTCAAAAGTTGAAAGTATTTTTTCAAGCAACAGTTACAGAAGGCGATACTATTAATATAATTGATGCAGAATATCTTAATGAAATTGGTGGAGATACTTCTATTTATGATGTTGGTGGAAGTTATAAGGTTAAAAGTTTTGATGTAAATAATTTTATTATTATACTAGAAACAATTTCTATCAATAACCCCAGTACTACATATGATAAATATGACAAGGATAAGTTTATTAATGGTTCTTTAAAATGGACTAGTAGTAATTCTACAACTGCCTCACAAACCGAAAAAACAAATGAAATAGTTAATAGATTAGGATATAATTCTAAAAATTCTTTTCGTTATATTTTAGGAACACCAAAGAATAATGATATATTAGAAATTCGGGTGGGTGATAATTCATACAGTTTTACAGTTAAAGATTATTATAAAGATGAAAACGGGGAGCATATAAGAGTAGATGAACAAGTTCCAGATGATGTTAATCTTTTTTCTATTCCTACCTTTATAATATTAAAAAGAAAGCAAATACCTGAAGCAACTACCAAAGCAACTACCAACCAAAAGAAAGCCAGAATTCTTGCAAAGTCATCAGAAAAAGTACATAAGATGTCAAATGGAAAATGGATGGTAGGAGAAACCCATGAGGAAGGATTA